AATGAGTATCGCCATGCGTCCGGTAGACTCTTCGCAGATTCACTCTGTCGGGTACGACCCTGCTACCCAGACGCTAGCTGTGCGTTTCAAGGGTAAGGGCGACAAGCCCGGAACGACCTACCACTATGCCAATGTCTCGCAAGCAAAGTTCGATGATTTCGAGCAGTCAGGCTCGCGCGGAAAGTGGTTCCATCAGCACGTGAAAAGCCTTCCGCATTCCCATCCGCATACCAAGCAGGAAGAATGAACGGCACCCTAGCTGACCTGCCGGTAGAAGTAACTGGAAACGCCATCGGCGCGCAGCCTGTCGCGGACGACGGTGGCATTAGCCTTGTCTCACCGGACATCACAGTCAATATCCGATCCGGCGACGAAGAAAACGAAGAGGACGACGACTTTTACGAGAATCTTGCCGAGTCCTTCGGCGACGAAAAACTCGGGACCTGCGTCAATCAGCTCTGGACTGATATTCAGGCTGACATAGAAAGCAGGAAGGGCTGGCTCGACACCAGGACCAAGGGGCTCGGGCTGCTAGGTTTGGAGCTGCTAGAGCCGCGCGGAGACTCAGGCGCGAGCACGGCACCGGTCGAGGGTATGTCCACCGTTACTGCCCCGCTCCTGCTATCCGAGGTTCTGAGGGCGCAGGCGACGGCTAGGGGCGAGTTGCTCCCTGCCAGTGGCCCGGTCAAGGTATTGGACGAAAGCACCTACGGCACAGCGGAACGCGACGAGCTGGCCGATGCGCTGGAAAAGGACCTCAATACCTACCTCACCAAGGTCGCGACCGAGTATTACCCAGACACCGACAGGATGCTTTTCTATGTTGCCTTCGGCGGCGTCGGCTACAAGAAGGGCTATCACTGTCCGCTGCGCCGGCGTCCGGTATCGGAAAGCGTTGATGCCGCGTATCTGATCGTTGACTCAGGCGCCAGTGATTTACGGAGTGCCCGTCGGATCACCCACGAGATCCCGATGCGCGAGTCCATGATCAAACGGATGATGCTCGCCGGTGCCTACCGAAAAATTGAGATAGGAACGCCTTCCTCACAGCCTAACGAGGCGAAAAAGAAAGAGGCCGAAATCCAAGGAATTGACATCGAGGCAAGGACCACGCAGGACACGGACCATACTCTTTACGAGACCTGTTTCGAGTGGGACTTCGGGGAAGGTCCTGAGGATTTGAATCTCGCGTTGCCCTACAAGATCACTTTTGACCGCGATACTCGCGGCGTATTCGAGCTGCGCAGAAACTGGAAGCGCGACGATCCGATGTATATGATGAAAATGCGCTACGTGCGGTATCCGTACATTGACGCCATCGGTCTCAACTGCATCGGCCTGCTTCACATCCTGGGAAACACGGAAAGGAGCCTGACTGCGGCTTTGCGGGAAATGCTGGACGCTGGCATGTTCGCCAACTTCCCCGGTTTCTTGACTTCAGCAGGGATGGGGCGCCAAGACACCAACGAAATCCGCGTCCCACCGGGCGGCGGCATGCCGATCGAGACCGGAGGTATGCCCATAAAAGATGCGGTGATGCCGCTGCCTTACAAGGACGTGTCGCCGTCCTTGATGGCTTTGGTTGAAAAGCTGTTTTCTTTAGGAAAGGAACTGGCCGGCTCTGCTGATATTCCTGTCGCGGAAGGGATTCAGAATGCTCCTGTTGGCACTGTCTTGGCCCTACTGGAACAGGCCACGCGTATCATGAGCGCGATCCACAAGCGCCAGCACGCAGCCCAGGCGGAAGAATTCCAGATGCTGAAAGAGCTGCTTAAGGAAGACCCGGCAGCGTTCTGGGAGCACGGCCACCGAAAGGTCTACGAGTGGGACAAGCAGACGTTCCTGAAGGCTATTGAAGAATTCGAACTTGCTCCGGTCGCGGACCCGAACATGCCGACGCAGACGCACCGACTTTTGAAGGCCACTGGCCTTAAAGTCCTTCAAGGGCAAAGTCCTGAACTCTATGATGGGAAAGCCGTGGATGCGCATATTCTGCGGGAGATTGGATTCTCCAATCCGGATCAGTTCTTCGCAAAACAGCAAGGGCAACCGCCTCCTGATCCGCGTATAGTTGCGTCTCAGGTCAAGCAGCAGGATACTATGCTCCGGGAGAAAGGCAGACAGGCATCGGAGCAGGCTAAGATAGTGGCCGCGCGCATCAAGGCGCAGGCCGAAGAAGCAGACCGGAGAATGCAGGAAAAACTGGAGCGGGAAAAGCTGCAGGTTCAGCGTCAAAAGATCGGCGCCGACCTTTCGATCGAGGCAATGGAGCACCACAGCGCGGAGGTACTAGCACATGAGCCACAAGGAACTGAGGGACCAAGCGAAGCGGGGTCATGACGAAAGGGTCAGCCGCATCAAACGGGCATGCGGCGGATCGGAGCGGGAAGTAGCCGCGAAGGAAGTCCACAAGCATGAGCACCACATGCATCCCGGCGAGAAAGAGACGAAGCTGCTTAGCGGTGGCGCTGCCAAGAAACGCCTCGATCGGAAGAAGGGCGGCCGGGTGAAGGGCGGCAAGACCGAGGTCAACGTCATTATCTCGCCGCGCGGCCCGCAGGCATCGCCTCCGGGCGCAATTGGGGCGCCGGGTCCGATGGCAGGTCCGCCCACAGCGCCTCCGATGGCCCCCCCAGGCGGACCTCCGGGAATGCCGCCGATGGGTGCAATGCCTCCGCGGCCGCCAATGGCCGGAATGCCGCCGGGAATGCCTCCAGGAGGCCCGATGCCGATGCGCAAGCGTGGGGGAAAAGTCAAGAAGCGCGCGGATGGCTTGACCGAGTATGACGCTGGTGCAGGGACCGGGCTAGGAAGACTTGAAAAGGCCGCGGCTTACGGCGCCCGCAAGTGACGACCAAGGTCCACGAAGGGCGCCAGCAGCCGTTCAGGCGCATTCAGGAGTTGCTGCGTGTCGCGGAAGAAGAAACCAAGGACAAAGCGCTCGCCCAACGGTTTTTGCAGCCCGGCGAGCGTGAGGTTCAATTTGGCTTTATGCAGGGCATCCTGCTGGCAAGTTCAATCGTAGAGCAGGTCGAGAAACTGTCTCTCGGCATTGTAGATCAAAAAGGAGCGAGTAAATGACGGCTGTTCACGGCATGACGAAGATGCTGCACGAGCACGATCCGAGAGAAGCACTGATGTCTGAGTCTCTCTGTGGAAGCGTGGATGTGCTGCACAACAATATTCTGGTCGCTATTTACGTTCGGCCAGACAAGACGCACGGCGGCATCGCGTTGCCCGAGCGTATCCGTAAGGAGGATGTCTACCAGGGTAAGGTCGGGATCGTTCTAAAGAAAGGCCCGCTTGCCTTCGTCGATGACGACCGAAACAAGTTCGCCGGCAAAGATGTGAAGCCCGGCGACTGGATTGCCTTCCGTGCGCAGGACGGCTGGACACTGGATTTACAGGGCGTGACCGGGCCCGTGCCGTGCCGAGTGCTGGAAGACGTTCACGTGAAGATGGTGCTCCTAGCACCTGACGCGATTTATTGAGGAGGTTGACATGGCGAAAAAGGACAAAACCCAAGTGGGCGAACCGAACGAGACTGAAGTAGACGGCGCAAAAGCGGCTGGAGCGGAAACCTCTTCCGAAGATGTGACCAATGCCGTCGAGCAGGCGCACTCAGCAACGACCACGGACGACGACGTTCTCCCCGAGGTCAAGGAACTGCGGGAGCAGCTCGCCGCCGAGAAAACCGGAAGGCGCGTTGCTGAGCAGGCCCGGCTGAGTGCTGAAGTCGAAGCCCAAAAGCAAAGGGAAGCCGCCAGCTCGAGCGAGGGCGATGTCCTGACGGCGCAGGTGACGGCCGTCTCGCGAGCACTCGAAGCGGCAGAATCGCAGATGAATGTCCTCAAAGGGCAATACGCGACCGCTGCTGCCGCAGGGGATTGGGACAAAGCCGCGGAAATTCAAGCCGAGATGAGCGAGGAAGGTGCCCGCAAGGTCACGCTGACGAACGGCAAGAAGCAGCTCGAGCAGATGGTAGAGGCGAGGAAAAGCGGAGACCAGCAACAGACTCGGCAAACAGGCCAGCAAACGAGACCCCCTACTTTCGACGAAGCGGTATCCAGATACACTCCACGCACCCAAGAGTGGATCAAGAAGCACCCAGAGGTGCTGTCCGACATGCGGAAGATGAACTTCGCCCAGGCCGCCCACTTTTCAGCCCTAGGAGCTGGTCACGTCACGGATACCGATGCCTATTTCGATCACTTGGATCAGGTCATGGGGTACAAAGTCGCTACCACCACGACGCGCAAGCCGGCGCCTGGTGCCCCTCCCGGCAGGACGGGTCCCGGAAATGGCAGCGTCAAGGAACTCCAAGTCAAGGATATGACGCCGCGCATGCATCAACTGGCAAAAGAAGCCGACATGAAAGCCGAGGATTGGATTCAGAACTACAACAAGTTGCTGCAAGACGATCCGTCGTTTTCACCCTTACACTGAAGGAGTCACCATGGCAAAAGAAATCAGAACCGAAGTCCGTGAGGGCGTGCGCAGCGAGCAGCGCCTTACCCGCAAGAAGGGGCTTTCGACAGACAAGTTTCACGTCCCGGACAATTTGAAACAGCCGGGCATGTCCTACGAGTGGAAGCGCATGACCAACATGGGCATGCCGGACCGGGAGCATCAGGTAGGTCTAGCCGAGAATCACTGGAAGCCGGTTCAGACAGAAGAAATGCCCGGCATGATGCCGAACGACTACTCCGGCGCCATCGAGCGCGGAGGGCAAGTGCTTATGAGCCGGCCTGCCTACCTCACGGAAGAGGCGCAGAACGAAGTGCTCGACATTTCTCAGCAACGGGTGCGGACCCAGGAGAAAAGGCTCGGCATGTCTAATCAAGGCGAAGCCCCCAGGACCAGGCCGAACATCAGCAAGGAGTACGGCCCCCTGACGGCTGATGACAAGAGAAGCGTGCAGACCATTCCGGAATAGGCTTTACATCATCCCGGTTTTGTGGTATTTTGCGTGAAAATGCTGGGAGCGGACCGCGAAGCGTCACGTGCGACCATCCGCCCGCAACCGTAAAAGGCCAGCAAAGAGGTTTTCCAAGTTCACCGCGTCGGTGGGCTCTCCGAGACAAATTTAGTGCGCGGTCCTGACGGAGTTCGTTAGAACGAAGCGCGACGGAAGGGCTTTACATGTCGAACGTGAACGCGCCGTTTGGCTTCCGGTTTCTGAGACATCTGCAAGGGGTCGCCCCCAACGTTGCGATGAGCTTGCGCCGGATAGCCTATGGGAACGGCACAGCAATTTTCAACGGCGATCCGGTAACGAGTCTGTCAACCGGTTACATCGCTCAGTCCGCTGCCGGAACTACTCAGATCGCCGGCATCTTCATCGGTTGCAAGTACGTCTCCGTTTCCCAGAAACGAACGGTCTGGTCGAATTACTGGCCGGGAAGCGATGCGAACGCCGATGTCGAAGCATACATCCTGGACGATCCCAATGCGGTCTTCGTCGCCCAATCGAACGGGACGGCAATTGCGCTCGCCGATGTTGGAGACAACATCAACTTCGCGATCGGCTCTGGCAGTACCGCGACCGGGATTTCGGGGGCGACACTCGACCAAAGCACGATCCTTACCACCAGCACGCTGCCGTTCAAGATTGTCGGATACGCGGGCGGTGGCGAGTTCGCCGCGGTAGGACCTGGCTCCGATCCGACTACAGCCTATAACTGGGCTTACGTCACCTTCAACTTCCAGGACTTCAAGTCCACCACCGGCGTTTAACGGGAGCAGATCATGCCTATCGCATTAAGTGCAATCAGAAACGAGCTGCTCCCTGGGCTGCGAGGCGTCATCGGCAAGTACGAGATGATCCCGCGGATCTACGACAAGATGTTCGACATCGGCTCCTCCGAAATGGCGTTGGAACGCACGTCCGAGATGCGTTACCTCGCACTGGCCCAACTCAAGGGCGAGGGCGGCTCCACGCTGTTCGACGAAGGCGCCGGCGAGCGCTTTGTCTGGAACCAGGAACACATGGAAATCGGCCTGGGTTACGCGATCACCCGCAAGGCGATCGACGACAACCTGTACAAACGCCAATTCAACCCGTCGAACCTGGGCCTGATCGAAAGTTTCGCCCAGACCAAGGAAATCTACGGCGCGAACGTATTCAACACCGGGTTTGCCGTCAATGCCGCAATCGGCGGAGACGGGCAGGCCCTGTACTCGGCGAACCATCCGATTGATGGCGGCGTGTACGCCAACACTCCAACGACCCCGGTGGACCTGAACGAAGCGACCCTATTGAATGCGCAGGTCACGATCAGCTCGACGATCAAGGACCAAGCCGGTCTGCTGGTGTTTGCGCGGGCAAGGAAGGCCGTCATCCCGCCAGCCCTCGAGCCGGTAATGCTTCGGCTGCTGAAGACGGAACTTCGGCCTGGAACTGCGGACAACGACGTGAACGTCATTCCGTTCACCGCCGGAGGCCTGCCGGATGGCTACGTGGTCAACCCGTTCCTTACCTCCCCATTCGCGTGGTTCCTGCTGACCAATATCAAGGGGATGCTTTACTTGCAACGGGTTCCTTTCGAGACCGACATGCAGGTCGATTTCGTGACGGACAACCTGCTGGTGAAAGGCTATGAGCGTTACTCCTTCGCGTATTACAACCCAAGAAGTACGTGGGGCAGCAATCCCACTTCTTAGGAGAAAGATATGACAATCAGCGCATTAACTGGACCTGTCGTATCTTTCGGGCAAGGGGTCTCGTCAGACTCCAATCCGGAAAGGGGGCCTAGCGCATTTGACCAAGGTCTCATGCTCGCAGACCCGAGGGCGCCTTTCTGTTACGCCCCCGGTAGTGGCGCGGGGCGCCCGTTCTATGGTTGGCTAGGCGGGACTGCCTGTGCGGTACTCGACGTGGTGCCTTACACGCTTACCGTCGGAGCAATAGCGCCAGCCGCGCATGCTGTGAACGGGACGGCAATGACCTTGCTCGCTGCGACAGCGGATGGAGTGACGGTAGGTGCCTCAGTCGTCAATGCCGCTACGGGTGCTTTGGTAAGTGGTCTTCTCGCGATTGGCGGGGCGATGGGTTCAGTCGCATTCGGTTCAGCTGGTACTGTGAATGCGTGGGACCCGACCAAAGCTCTTGCGAGGGCCGTGTCCGTAACGAGCGTGGCAAGTAGTTCCGGCGGGGCGTTCAAGGTGGCTGGATACGATCTCTACGGCTATCCGATGACTGAGACCATCACTTCTGCGGGCGGCGCTGCGACGGTGAACGGAAAAAAGGCGTGGAAGTACATCGCCTCTGTTACTCCGCAGTTCACCGATGCGTACAACTACAGCGTGGACACTACGGACATCATCGGTTTTCCGCTGCGCGTGGACGAGTGGGGCTATCAGGACCTGACCGTGAATGCTACCTGTATCACGGCCTCTACCGGCTTTGTAGCCGCTGACACTACGAGTCCTGCCACATCTCTCACTGGAGACACGCGGGGGACTTACGCCATGCAGAACGCCTCCGACAACATCTTGAGAATTATTTTTTTCGTCACCCCATCCGTCGCCAACATATCAAGCGCAGTGGGTCTCACCGGGGTAACACCCGCTTAACCTGGAAGGAACAGACATGAGCAAAGAGAGACTGAAGAAAGCGCGCGGCGGCGACACCGAAGACAAAGAATGGGACGGTTCGCGCGGGAAAACGGCGAGCGACAGGGCGCCGGCCAAAGTCTACGCCGGAGCCGGCAGTCACGTCGCCGCGGAATCCGAAGGCGAAATGACCGGTGACCGCGAGAGTACCGACAAGGACCGCGACGAAGACAAGCGCGGCGGTCGGGCCAAGAAAAAGTCCGGGGGCGCCGTGGATCACTCTGCCATGGCCAAGCATCACGAAGCCGAGGCCAAGCGCCACCACGAAGCCGGAAACCACGACATCGCCAAGGAGCACGAGAAGCTCGCGAAACTCCACTCCGAGAAACGCGGGACGGAAGGGCGTTTTGAGCGCGCCGAGCACAAGCGCGGTGGTCATGTGGCCGAACTCCACGGCGAAGGCGCCAAGAAGCGCCTGGACCGTCCTGCGAGGAAGCGCGGCGGTGGTGTCGGTTCCGACATCACGCCGTTGTCCAGCGCCGCCAAGACCAAGGATCGGCGCGACGATGGCGAAGCGGCAATCACGGGGGGGGATTAGGTTCCCGTGATCTGCGCGCCCGCGGGGGCCGGCTGACTGCAGAAGAGCGCCGGGAAAAGCCGAAGAAAGACTTTGCTCTTCCCGGCCGCGGAGCGGGCCCTGAAGGCAAAGGAGCCGGGGCCTATCCGATTGACACTAGAGGCCGGGCTAAAGATGCTCTATCGAGGGGTTCGGCTGATGCTTCGAAGTCAGAGCTGTCCACCATTCGACGGAAGGTCCACGAGAAGTATCCCGGCATGGAAGTCAGCGGACTGAAAAAGGGTAGATAGTGGCCAATCCGATCAAACAGGGCATCGCCGCAGCGGGGACGTACTACTTCGCCTTCGACTACTTCGCCAATCCGTTCAACGTTGCATGGGAAGTCGATGTTCCTGCTGGCGTCACGGTCAGCTACGAACTGGACTACACGGTAGATGCCATCAATCCCACGATCGGAGTCGGATACGGCGTGAGCGTAGCCGCGAGTCCCGAATGGATCGCTTTCAGTACTACGCCAGCCGGCACGACGACTCAGCAACAGGGGGACCAGACTTCGCCAATTCAGGCGATGCGTTTGGTAGTTGCTTCCATCAGCGGGGGCAGTATCGCCTTCAAGGCTCTGCAACCGTTCAACCAAGGATAAGAAGAACCGCCATGGTCTCCTCCTTTCGGCGCCTAGCTGGCGCCGTTCTTTTTTAGATCATGGCCGGCGAAGCGCTCAACACCATATCCGGAACCACGGCGTTCAATCCGTCGCTTGGTGAAGCGACGCTGTACGCCTTTGGGATGTGCGGTCTACGTAGAACCCAACTCACTGCGCAGCACCTGTTCGACGCGCGCACTGCGGCAAATCTGGTCCTTTCGGATTGGGCGAACGATCAGCCGAATCTGTGGACCGTGGACCTCCAGACCATAGCCGCTCCGACATTTCAGCAGGGGGTCTCGACCTACTCAGTACCAGCAAGTACCATCCTGATCCTGGATGCTTACCTTACGGTCAGCTCAGGTGGAGCGGCTCCGATCGATCTCTACATGTTTCCGATCTCGCGCACGGAATGGGCTGCGTTTCCGGACAAGACAAGTCAGGGCAGACCTACTGTTTATTGGTTCGACCGGCTGATTGCTCCTACCGTCACGTTGTGGCAGCCGCCTTCAAACGCGAGCTGGATATTCAATTACTACCGCGTGCGGCAGATGGATGATGCCGAGTTGGCGAACGGCGGCACGATAGAAATCCCGTATTATTTCCTGAAAGCCTTTGTGACCGCTCTTGCCGCTGAACTTGCTCCGCTGTACGCTCCGGAAAGAGCTATTGCTTTGGAAGCGAAAGCTGAGAAGGTCTGGATGAAAGCCCGCAACAGAAACAGGGAGTCAGTGCCCCTGTACATCACACCGGGGCTGACTTCGTACCATAGGATTCGCTAAACTCTAGGAGAAGATCATAGCCTGGCGAAATCACGGACACGCAAGGGCGAGCATCACCGCGCCAAGAGCGTGGGGTGTCTGCGACCGCTGCGGCTTTCGTTGGAATAGGGACGACCTGTCCTGGCAGTTCGACTGGCGGTCCAATCGCCTGATGAATCTGCGCATCCTTGTGTGTCCTCATTGCCTCGACACGCCTCAGGATCAATATCGCCCGATTGTCGTTCCGCCAGATCCGGTTCCGATCATGAACCCGCGCCCGGAACTCTATGCCCCGCTGATGCCGTACATCATCACGGACACCTATGGCAATCAGATCACCGACACAACCGGGCCCTATAGCCCGATCACGGCGACGAGCGCCCCATATCCTCCTGCACCCGGAATAGCAGGGGCGTACAATTACACCACGCCACAGGCGCAGGATCAGTACGAAATTGAGGCCCCAGACGGGGGTCCCGTCCTGCTGATCCCCGAATAGGAGAAAATGATGAACGAAGTGCATTGCCAAACGTGCAAGTTCTGGACCGGTGACAGAAAGAAAGGTGGTCAGGGAGAGTGCAGGCGCCATCCTCCGCAATGCGCCGGGATCGTTCCGGTGCAGAACTTCATATCCAACAAGTCCGAACCGGGAATAGTCGCCGGCTGGCCGAGCGTTGGATCAACGGCTTGGTGCGGAGAACACGCTTCCGCCATCTTGATGTAGGAGCAGGAAAATGACAGAGCCGGTAACACCGAACAAAGGGTTCACGGTCCCGAACACGGGAGACCTCCTGAATGCTTGGGGCGGTCCGATCAACACGAACTTCACCAACATCGACACGGCGCTGGCGGGTTCGCAGTCCATCTCCCTGACGAGTGGCGGGACGGTCACTATGACCGCTGCGCAGGCGCAATTCCTGGCGACAAATCTGACCGGGGCGCTATCTGCAAACTCCATCTTTCAAGTCCCGAAGGTCGGGGGGTTTTACCTGCTGAACAATGCCTCCACCGGAGCCTATACGGTAAGATGCCAGACTGGGGCGGCTGGAGGCGCGACTGTCACGCTTCTGGCCGGGTGGAACGGCGTGTTCACGGACGGCACAAATGTCTATCTTGTTCCTCAATCTATTACTGGCAATGCAGCGACCGCTACGACCGCTACGCAAGTAAAAGGGAATGTCTACGACAGCGCTGGTCACCTCATTATTTCCTCCACCCCTCCGACAATCACC